CCATAATCTGCAAAGTCTTTATACATCTGCTCTACAAGGGATGTCGTCGGAACGACTATCAGAGTATTTTGTCCTTTCTCAACGTAATATCGGACAATTGAATATATCATCAACGACTTTCCAGAAGCAGTTGGAGATATCAGCAACTTGCGATTATGTTTTAAAGCGTCGTATACTCCCTCAACTTGGTACTCACGGGGAGCATACTTACAAATAGAAGTCATATAGTCTTTGACTCCTTCCTTTGAAATCATATCATTGACTTCAAAAGGTAGACCATAGAACTTATTATTTGTGAATTCATATGTATAATCATGAGTCTCACAAAAACGTGTGATTTTATCTAACAGACCTACATAGATCTCACCAGTCTGCGTATTAAATAAACGAATTTTTCCATCCCAGTGCCTGTTGCGAAACTGGGGCATAAACTTTGCACCTGGTACGTCAAATGTGAACTGATCTGCGAGTTCATAATAGACGTGAGGTTCTGCTTTTACCTGAAGATATACCTCATTCTTTTTTGATATAACCAAGTGTGACATAACCCATAAGTTTCACCTATGGGTATTTATTGACTCAGTTGAAACCTGCTTGGAATCTCATAAACTCTATAGCATTCTTGATTTGGTATGTTCTATTAGAAATAGTTTTGATAACTTCTTCCAAAAATTTAAGCATAATATCATAGTATCTAATTTTAAGGTCTATTTTATTCAACCTCTCATCAGCGTCCATATGCCTCTGTAATGCCTCTTTGTCTCTAACTTTATATGGGAACGGTTCTTCTTCGTAGACCTCTATTGGAGACTTTCCTGTGTAGTAATTATAACGTTCAAGTTTGACTCTGTTGTAAGTCTCTCTTGCTTTCTCGCGTAACAGAGTAATCGTATTATAGACTGTATAATACTTTGCGTGTAATTGAGGAATTTTTAAAGATTCATCATGTAAATTGTCAGGATCAATAACAGAATCTCTCTGCCACATTTCCTGAATTTCATCAAGATTCATAGAGGATCGCCGTTCGTATCAACAATATTATACACAGTATACTTGAAAGTGACCTCTGCTGTAAAGTACTGAATGTCCGTAACTGTGGAATCAAACTCCAATGATGTGAGTGAAACTGGAAATAAATCTTTGAACTTTACGTTAGCAGTTGATCTATAGTTTGAATTTAAAATACTCAAGGCCCCATCACTAAACTGCTCCTTCAAATCACGAATACCATCATCATTTGTGGTTAGATTTCTGAATTGTTGAGTCGTTTCTGGAAAACCTAAACCAGTCAACCAATTATGAACTGCCATATAATTTTCAAGACTTTCATCAACCAGAAAAGTAATCGTTAGATCACCATAGGTTAATTTCTCTCCAGGCACATCAAGATCTTTCAAGTATGATGGTTGAATTGCCGTGCCAAGATTTATTTCTGGAATTCTTGCGGTATTACAAAAAAATGAAACTTTTGGATACTTTGCCAGTGTAAATTTGAATCCTACTGGCGACAAAAAGTTTCTATTCTGTATCTGATTTGTAAATGCCGATGCCATTTTATTTTTATTTAGATAAAAAAAGAGACCCTTTCGGGTCTCTTGGATGGAATTGTGATCCCTTGATCACATAAGATTCGTAACCTTGACTCTTCTGTAGTAAACGTTGGAGTTTCTTTCCAGAACACCAGGATTGGTGAGGGTAGCACCTTTTGCGAATGGGTTGGCAACAATTCCATAACGGGTCTTGAAGCCAATTTTTGGCTGGAAGGTGTTCTCGCCAACGGCACGTACCATCTGTAGGGGTACATATGGGCAATAGAACAGACCAGCGTCATAAGGTGAGGAACCCTTGTAACCAACAACGTAGTACTGGTTAGCAGAGTTGTTAGCAGCGTATGGGTCAATGTATACGCGGAACTTACCAGCAAGAACACCAGCGAAGGTGTTACCGGTGTCATCAACGTTGAGGTTAGCGTTAAGGGCTGGGGTGTAATCAAGTACGCCTGCCATGGTCAGTGCTGAGGCAACGTCTGCCGAGCACATGATCATGTTGCCCTTCCCTCTACGAGTTCTTTGAGCGATTTGGTTAGCATCACGCTCGATCTGGAAGATCAGACCTTTGAACTTCTCAACTGACCAACGACCGTTGGAGTCAACGTCAAGGTCAAAAGTACCAGCAGTTGCGGTGTTGATAGCAGCACCAGTTTCAGCAACGTTATAGATGGTACGGATGACTTCACGGTTGATTTCAGCAAGAATCTCAGTTGACAGAATGTTTGCCAACTCAGCTTCTGCGTTCAGACCGTGAATTGCCTTGAGGTCTTGAGCGAGTTCTAGCGAGTACTCAGCCTTCAGAGCTCTTGACTTAGCGGTAACGGTGACTTTCTCAATTGAGAATGCCATCTCGTTGAACTGGTCGCCAGCACCTTGACCCAGATTTTCCGAGTCATCGGTACGCATACCTTGACCTACGTTGTAGGTGGTGGCAGTTGCGCTACCAATTGGGTTCAGAGCACCAGGGTTGGTTCCAGACTGAGCAGTAGTACCAAGACCAACACTACCATCGGTGAATCCGTTGGTGAGGTTGAATCCACTATCCTGACCAGAGAATGCGGAATCTACTTCATTGTAGAATGCTTCCGAACCAGACTGGTTGGTGTAGCGTGAACGCATTGCGAAGATGAGTCCAGTAGGACCGTTCATTGGTTGAACGCCAGCCAGGTCATAAGCAACCAGGTTAGGCATTGCACGTCTGATCAGGGAGATCAGAACGGGGTCAAAACCAGCAACAGGTGAAGATGCACTAGCAGAGAAACCTGCGTTAGCACCGGTGTTGGTATTGACGGTTGGAGCTTCGTAGAGGAACTCACGCTCTTCGCGGAGTGCTCTTTCTTGGTTCTCCAGGAGAACTGCGGTCACCGCTCTACGATGTGAATCTTTGATAGGATCAAGACCTTCGTAGTCAAGGAGTGGTGCCCACTTCTCCTGCAGGTGTTCTTGGTTGAACGCTTGCATTTGATTTTACCTCTTTTGAAAAAATTAGTTTGAACTATAATCTAAAAATCACTTTTTGGAAACTCTATTCAGAGTCTGGAGGTATGACTCCATCAGACCAGAAACTGGTTTGTAATCTGAAGATGAATTCTCTTCAGAAAGATTCTCTGAATTGTCTCTCTGAGTACCAGCGTTTGTTGGGAAATATGATTCCCTCAACGTTACTAGTTTCTCACGATAGTCTGCTTCACTTTCAAACTCAACATTTTCAGCAAGAGAAGCGAGTTTGTCCTTCTGAGAAAGTGCTAGACCCTCAGCGACTTCAGCAAAGATTACATCAGCAACTGACTCGGATAATCTTCTATTCAGAGCAACATTTCTTTGAATTTGCTCGTTGAGTTTTTCTTCCATTTCATCAAGTTTATCTACCATGCTCTCAAGTACATCATATCTATCTTCAGGGATTGTTACATAATGATCTTCAAAAAGACCCTTCATTCCTTGGAGGAATGATTCGGTCATCTCAGTCTTGAGACCGTGCTCAACGGCGAGAGCATTCTCTTGAATCCACTCGTCAGCAACGTACTCAAGATAAGCATCTACTCTATCGGTTAGTTCTTCTTTGATTGATTGTACTTGCTCAACCAAAGACTCTTCATACTGAGATTGAAGTTGCTCTTTGATTTCAGCAACTTTTGACTTAATCGCAGTCTCAAAAATAATACGTGCTTTTTCTTCAAACTCTTCGGAAAGTTCTTCACCTTTTAGAAGTGCTTGAACATCTTCTTCAATGTCAAACTCTTCCTTCATTTCATCTTCATCTTCACCCTTTTCGTGACCCTTACCTTCTTTCTTTTCGCCCTTTTCCTTCTTACCTTCTTTATGCTTGGCTTCGCCAGACTCTTCTTCGTCGTCGGCAGCCTCAGCAACTACTTCTTCGTCTTCATCTAGTTCTTCTTCATCAACTAGATCTTCGTCTTCATCGGTTTCTTCCTTAACGGCACCTGATGAAAGACCAGACATTGAATCGGCAGCCTTAGCACCCTTGTTGACTACATTCTTGACTTGAGCAAGAGTTTTGCCAGGTGTGTTAAGTTTAGCTGAGTCATCAGTGGACTTATAGTTTTCGGGAGTAGGACCGCCCAAATCTTCCCAACCACCTGTTTGACCATCAGGAACTCCTGTGGTTAACTTGTGCATTGGTTCAGCTTTAGCAGCGCCTTTGGTTACTACGTTTTCCATTTCTTGTAAATTTCTACCAACGGACATTTTTAGATTGATTGTGTTATAATCTATATTTATTTATAAATTACAGATTTGAAAGAAAATCATTGAAGAGATTTAGTTTATGCTCTTCAAGTCTTTTTTGATCAACAAGAGTATTGATTCTTCTTTGAGTTTGTTCGGCAAGTCTTTCACGAAGAATACCACCTTCCCAAACCCACTCTTTTCCTTCCATAATTCCCTGAACAAAAGCATCAGGAGCAGAAGGATCGGCAACAATATCAGCAGCGGTTGCTAACATAAAATCTTCACCAACAACTTTATGACCCTCGTTGGTCATCTTGAGTGAACCAACACCACGAGAAGAAACACCTAAGCAAACACCTTCACCAATCAGAGATTTTGCGATCTTGCCCATAGGAGTTTCAAGGACAAGTGCTTTACCCATATAATTGTTTCCTTCACGAGTCAGAGAAACAATCTTATGTGAAACACGATCAAGGTTTACAGTTGGACCATCAGGATGTCCGAGTTCACCAAGAGCACGACCTTTTTGAATGAAGTTTTCATCGTATCTCTTTACCTCACGGGAAAGAGTTTCCATAGGATACATTCTTCCATTACGATTACAAATGTTGCCTTGAAGGAAAACTCCCTCAATATACATTTTTTTCGCAGATCCTTTTCCCTCTACGACAAATTCTACTTTTTGGATTTCTTCTGTGATGAGT